AATGCACTGTATGAGAACATCACATTAAAGAAAGGTGATACAGTTTATGTCTCTTCATCTGAACCAGGCGTTAGTTTCGTAGCGATAGCATCTAAGATATATCCAAATATAAAATTAGATATACAAAATAAATTAGGTAGACAAAATGCATATATTAGTAGCACTGCTTTCCCTCAGATCAATGACAATGTAGGACTAGCAACTGCTGAATATGATGGTGTTGCAACTTTACATGTATCAAATAGGAATTCTGATAAGGGTGCAGCAGTATCATTAGGTATAGCATCAGGAGACATTAGCACATTTAATGTTGCTGACTACTTCTTATTTGGATTAAGACTTAAACCATTACAAGATTTAACCATTGACAACATTGGTATTGCTAGTGGTCAAACTCTAGTTACAAGAGCATCACAAACTGATGTGGCATTTGCTGCATACACAGAACCAACTATTGATGGAGCTAGTGGTGTCGGTACTGATGGTGATGTTAATACATCAGGTATTATAACTGCTGCTCAGTTCTTTGGAGATGGTTCAAATATAACAGGTGTTACTGCAGCAGGTTTTGGTGTCAGTATTACTGACAATGGTAGTAACATAGGTGTTGCTGCTACTATAAACTTTGGAACATTCTTAGAAGTCACTCCTCTCTCTGCAGGTATTGCTACTGTTAATGTACCAAACCTAGTAGGAACAGCACAGACTGCACAAGTTGCTAATAGTCTTGCTGTAGGTGTTGCTGTTACTCTTGCAACTAAAGCAACACAGGCAGACTATGCATCAGTAGCAGGAATCGCAGGAGTTTCATCAGCATGCTCAGGTAATGCTGATACTGCTAGTGTAGCATCTGGCATCACTAGTGATTTTGATATCATTACAAACAATCCAATCACAACATTTGATTTCTTCATAGGTGATGGTTCAAAACTAACAAATGTTACTGCAGTAGGAACAGGTATTGAAATAAAGAATAATGGATCTACTGTAGGAACTGCATCAACAGTAGACTTTGGTTTAAGTTTAGATGTTAGTGCCATATCAAATGGTATTAGTACAATATCAGTACAGAAAGTTCCTCATGCTGACATCTGTGGTGTTGCTAGTTACTCTGACAAGTGTGGTGTTGCTACATTTGCAACCAACGCAGGGATCGCTTCTAATGCCCTTAATGCTAACTTTGCTGCTGCTTCATCGTTCTCTACCTTAACAGGTGCTGCAGAGACTTCTAAGAGTCTTTACACTGAGTACCAAGCACCATTTAAACCACTACCAACAACCATAGGTAACAAGACTGCAAACCATAGATATCTTGGCATCGGATCTGATAGATCAGTCAATGTCCAAGGTTATGAATCACCTTACTTAAGGTTTGAAGTTGGTCAAACATATAGATTTACAAATACAAACAACAGCACCTATCCTCTTAGATTCTATTACAATGCTGCAGGAACTGGAGTTGGATACGGTACTACAAGTCCAGTAGAGATGACTCAGGGTGTTACTGAGACTGGATCATATACAGAAATATCAGTTACTGAAGAGACACCTCAGTTATTCTACTATGGTATGGGTGTTGGATCTACTATGGGAAGTATGGGTAACTCTATACAAGTATTCAATTATGAATTCCATAAATGTCTTAAAGTAGGAGAGTATAAGAACCTTGCAGGACTTAAAACATGTACACACACTCAAATGTTTGAGGGTCGTGCTACTGCATGGTACATGAACACAAACTTAGGTGTAGGTAACAGTGACTATGTACCTGGCGATAGATCACACAATGTTAGTTCTATTGAACAGCAATCCACAGGTGTCTACCAAGTAAACTTTGCTGATGCAATGAATGATGAAAACTATGCAGTGATGATTGATGGTAGAGGAACTACCAATTTTCCTGGCGGTATAGTAAGAGCAACAGTATATGATAGAACCGTGACAGGATTTGGTGTAACGATTTACAACAGTATACCTGCAGTAGAAGATCTAAGGGATATCAACATAGCTGTGTTCGGAGGTCAAGACGGAGAACCTACATTCCTCTAAATAATATTTTACCTGTGCTATAATGAATCCAATGGGAGGATGTGCCACCTGTGGCGAACAGTCTGTGCCTGAGACTGAGATACGAGTCCCTGATGTATCTAATTTTTTAAATGATAACATGTTTATAGTATATTCAATGAATGGATGTCCATATTGCGAGAAAGTAAAAGAGTTAATGAGGTTGACAAAACAACAGTATGTGGTGTATACTTTAGATCAGCACTTCACTATAGAAAACTTTGAAGAAGAGTTTGATACAAGAATCTTTCCTCAAATTGTTGTCGATAATAAGACAACAAGTGAAAGAAACCATATAGGTGGTGCTGCTGAGCTTGCTCAGTATTTTAAGGAGAATCTCTCTTCCTAAATAAAATCAATTACTGGAGATAATGGTGCTAGCTCTATCATTAACTTTTGGCACATTCCTACTCATAGGAACAGCAATCGTATCAGGTATGATTGGTTGGGTGCTTAGAGAATACATGTTCTATCATCATGATCGACCTAATGGAGGGATGCCAACGCACCCAGAGATGTATGATGAAGATGGGAATCTTATCCCAACTGATCTCATTGCTCTCAGATTCGATCCTACATTAACTGAGGATGACGAAGAAGACTAACTATTGAATTTACTATGGCAAAATTACCACCGAAACCAACGGTTGCAGAAATCCTAGACGCTGTTCATAAAGCAAAAACAAAAGCAAAGAAGATAGAGGTACTACGAGAGTATGACTCTAAAGCATTAAGGTACTGTCTCATCTGGAACTATGATGAGAGTCTTAAGAGTGCCTTACCAGATGGTGATGTCCCTTACACACCTAACGATGCTCCAACTCCAGAAGCACAAAGCAAACTTGCATCTGAGTACAGAACATTGTATAATTTTATTGTAGGAGGAAACTTCGATATCAATAACACTCGAAGAGAGGTATTGTTTATCCAACTCCTTGAGTCACTTCATGCTGAAGAAGCAGAAGTATTATGTTTAGTAAAGGACAAAAAACTTGCCAAAAAATACAAAATCAGTTTCCCAGTCGTTAAAGAAGCCTACCCCGACATCAAGTGGGGGAACAGGGTCTAAAGTGTGGACTGCTGAAGATAAAAAAGAAGCAAAAGAAGTGTATTCACTAGTGATACATGAGGCAGACTGTCCAAAAGAAAAGTCTGAAGATAAAAGTCTTCCTACTACTGCATATCTTGTTGAATATACAGTTGACAACTCTGAAAAGATTCACTATGATATAACTATCGCAGGGAGAAAAGTTGACATATTTAATTTCTATTATGACAAACTGAAAGGTGGTCTAAAAGATATTAAGTATGCAGGAGGAACAAGAAATCCAACTCTTTGGAACAACAGTCCTACCCCTGCTAAAACTCGCAAAAAGAAATGAGTGACATTAACTTTAATAGACATCGTGTGTTCAGAGAAACAGACGATGTTATTTTTTATGATATATCAGTAGAGGAATCAAATGCAGCAGACTTAGTTGTTCATGAAGGTGCTGCAATATCACCTCCACCTGATTGTGTAGGAGGTAAACAGTTCTATATTCATAGTTTTCAAGATGATTGCAATAGAGTGGTACAGGGAGAAAGAACCTTTGAGTTAATCAATAGAGACTGGAAGAATCAATACCATATAGTACACCTCAATAGATATAGTGGTGCGTTAGTTATACCACGCAATACATTTCATAGGTCAGTGTCAGGTGAGGGTGGATCAATAGTAATAAATCAAGCAACGAGGTATGATGGGTTCGATCCTCATGCTGAGTTCTATCCAGTATCCACAGCAGAGAACAGAGAGTTATATAATATACTAAGAAATGTAGTTCCCGTAATTCACACAGTGGGAGAATGAAAGCACTCATCACAGGACACAAAGGTTTCATAGGATCATTTCTATATGATCATCTTACATATCAATTTGGTGATACTATAGATGGTCTTGATTTTCCTGATGATATTGGAGATTTTAAGACAGATAAAATATATGACATTGTAATACATCTTGCTGCATTTGCTGCAATTAGAGACAGTATAGATAATCCAGATAAGTTTTGGGAAAACAATGTCGAAAAAAGTAGACCAATATTCGATTATTGTAGAAACAATAATGTTCGACTACTTTATGCTAGTACCGCACAGGTTGAGGAGTGGTGGCAGAACCCATATGGTATTACAAAGAAAGTAAACGAGTTCATGGCTCCACCTAACAGTGTAGGTATGAGATTTCAAACTGTTTATGGTGAGAACAGCAGACCAGACATGCTGTATAGAATGTTGGAAGACAAGACTGCTAAGTACATAACCAACCATAGAAGAGACTGGATTCATGTCAAAGATGTAGTCAGAGCAATATGTTACCTCATTCCTAGCACATACACAGGTACGGTCGATGTAGGGACAGGAGAGACAGTATCAGTAAAAGAATTAGCAGAAAAGTTTGGTCAAGGTGACCTACCTGTGAGGGCAGAGACACCAGGCGAGAGGGACATCACATGTGCTGACACCACTACGATGAGAGAGTTAGGTTGGTTTCCAACCATTGAAATCCTATAGTCAGGGGAAAATCAACTTTTTGTTTACAAAAAAGGGCAAAAAAAATTCGCCAAATTTTTTGACCGTACAGGATTTTCAAAAAAGTAACAATTACGACATAGTTGCAATATAAATAATAATGTGTTAGAATACACACATCGTTCATCCATAGATGATAGAAGCAGTCCTACTGGCATCTCTCCTTGCTGAACACAACGCTTCCCACTGGGAAATGTCTTGTTCAGAATGGAATCAAAATAGGATCGAGATACTTAGCGATAAGAATCTTGGATCTGATGCACAGGAGTACCTTATAGATTATTTTCTGACCAAAGTGTCAGGAGACTGTGATGCTTACATCATCGGACGCAAGTAAGCCGACTCGGAACGGGTTCGTTCATCTTTATGTACCAAATTCTTCTTAGTCTAATAACGATTGGAGCACCACTTGATTGTGAGCATGCTGCCGAATTATTAGACATAGCAGCAAACAATCCTGATAAATCTGAGCAATTGGAAATAACAAGGGTTGTGGTAGCACATACTAATCCTATGTGTTTTAAAGACGCAAAAGCCGACTGAAGGAACGGGGATTAATCCACCCTACTACTTTAGGAGCAAACCAATGGCAAAAGTCACTTATCGTGGTGTCGTTTATGACACAGACACTAAGAAAGCTACAGCAAAGAAAAAGGTCGATCTCACATACCGTGGTATCGTTCATACTGCAAAGTGATTGCAACTTTAGAGATAATGGCAGCATCTGCTGTCTTTCTCACAATCATTTACGCTGAAGCTAGAATATTATATGGAAGGGGTTGAACCCCTTCTTTTTTTATGTTATACTATTTGAAATAGGAATTTTTTATGTTACACATGAGAGAACAAATGCTGAGAGCATTACTAGCACATGCTCAAGGCGATATTGCCAAACATAAGGCAAATGTCGAAATTTATCTAGAACACCCTGCAGGTGTTGGTGAACATACTGACATATTAGAGTCTATTGAAAAAGAATTAGACATAATAGCAAAATATCAAGATCAAATTGATATTATCAACAAATATTTTAGATCACCTTCTGATAAAACCTTAAATGGATAAGGGGAAATTAAAACTAATTGTACAGAACCTTAAATCTCTGGTTGAATTACTAGAATCAGAGGTTTATTCTGAACCAGAGTCTTATTTGGAAGGTCAACAGAATTTGCCAGTTGAGGATTATGATGAAATTTGGGAGGATGATGATGGATACCCAGACTGACGCACTTTACCGTAAGAGAGCATTTATACTCAAATGTCTCCTTACTAAATACAGTAAAAGTACCTATCCAAATGCTTCATTTTATAAATGTGCAGATGAATGGATAGCAAGAAACGAATCATATCCTGGCGGATTATACAGATTTTACAAGGACTACTATGCAAAAGAAGACTATCAAATTGGTAAAGGAAGCACTTAAAAACCCTCATCTTTACTCAGAAGCAGAAATGACTTACATGAGAAAAGCAAAAAAAGAACTTAAAAACCAATTAAAAGCACAAAAATTATCTGAACTTAAAAACTCTAAATAGGAGTACACATTACTTTACAATGCCAACATACCCTGTAATTAACTTAAAGACAAAGGAAGAGAAAGAACTCTCTATGTCTATGAAAGAATACGATCAGTGGAGAAAGGATAATCCAGATTGGGACAAAGATTGGTCAAAAGGTGTCGGTGGAACTGCCGAAGTAGGAGATTGGCGAAATAAATTAGATGGTGGATGGAATGAGGTACTCGATAGAGTTGGGAAACAATCTCCTCGTTCCAATGTCAAGAAGTTTAACAACTATTAACTAAATGCCAAGAAAAAGAAAAGCTGCTGCTGCAGTAGGAATTGGACTAAGTGCTAAACAGATGAGGAGAAAGAAACCCATCAGTAGCGACTATTTGGTAGATATAGTTCCTATTACAGATAATCAGAAAAAGTTTTTTGCTTACTATGGCGAAGGTAAGCACATATTTACATATGGTGCTGCAGGTACAGGAAAGACATTCATAACCCTCTATAATGCACTTAAAGAGGTATTAGATGACAGTACACCTTATAATAAAATATACATGGTCAGGAGTCTTGTAAGCACTCGTGAGATAGGTTTCCTACCTGGTGATCATGAAGATAAATCAGCATTGTATCAGATACCATATAAGAATATGGTAAAGTATATGTTTGAGATGTCTACTGATGCTGAATTTGAGATGTTATACGGAAATTTAAAGACTCAGGAGACAATATCCTTCTGGAGCACCTCATTTATAAGGGGTACAACACTTGATAATGCAATTGTTATAGTTGATGAATGCCAAAACTTGAATTTTCACGAATTAGATAGTATAATAACAAGAGTTGGAGAAGATACCAAAATCATGTTCTGTGGTGATGCTACTCAAAGTGACCTCACCAGAGATAAAGAGAGAAATGGTATCATTGACTTTATGAGAATCTTAGAACAGATGGAATCAGTAGAGACAATTGAATTTGGTCTTGAAGATATTGTTCGTTCTGGATTGTGTAAAGAATATCTAACTACCAAACACGCAATGTCTATGTAATGTTTAATCATGTACCTGCTCTCCTACCACCATTGGAGAGAGAAACTGTTGATGGTGTAAGATACTATAAAGTCCCTAATCAAGACGATTTTATCAAACTAGTTTCGATTACTTCTGTAACGAGTCATTTTAACAGAGAAAAGTTTGTAAAATGGAGAAAGAAAATCGGAGAAGCAAAAGCAAACGAGATTACTCGTAAGGCAACTTCTCGTGGAACTGACACACATACTCTTATTGAGCATTACTTATTAAATGAAGAGACTCTGCCAGAGGTTCAACCTATATCAGACTTTTTATATAAAATTGCTAAACCAACTCTAAACAAAATTGACAATATTCATGCATTAGAAGGATCTTTATACAGTAAAGAGCTAGGTGTTGCAGGAACTGTTGATTGTATTGCAGAATACGAAGGAGAATTAGCAGTTATTGACTTTAAAACCTCCAAATATCCTAAACCTAGAGATTGGATAGACGGATACTTTGTCCAAGCAGCAGCATATGCCTGTATGTATTATGAACTAACAGGTGTATCAGTCAAAAAACTTGTTATAATAATGACATGCGAAGATGGCGAATGTGTTGTCTATGAAGAAAGAGACAAAACAAAATATATTAAATTACTCGTTAACTACATTGAATGCTTTTTAAACTACCAACTGGAAATACATGGAAAATGAATTTAATCAAGCGTTAAACAAGAAATTCATGAATCCTGCAAAATTTGCAGTAGAGATTGAAAAACTTGTATTACAAGAAAAAATCAATTACATTGATGCTATAGTTCTTTACTGCGATGAAAACAGTATTGAGATAGATTCTATTACAAAATTAGTATCTAAACCATTAAAAGAGAAATTAAAATATGATGCACAACAGTTAAATTTTATGAAAAAAACTTCTAAAGCAAAACTTCCCTTATAATGTCTACTTTATCATGGTTTCCGATGCCAGTATATGTTGAGAAGGTATCGGGAGAAGCAAAAGAAATAATAGAAAAAGAACTTTATGCTGTATATGATAAAGCAAACTTTGCTCAGAATCCTCAATGGACAGATGATACAAACGAACTAAGTGTAGTAAATGATTCTTTTTTTACTGCAAACGAACTTAAAGATTGCACAGTATTTAATGATTGTATTGATTTTCATTTAAAAGAATATCTCAAGCAATTAGCAACACCTACAAATTTAGATTACTTTGTAGACAATTCATGGTTGACAAGAACTACTAAAGGTAAGTATATACATCAACATGATCATGGTAATTATGATGTATCAGGAGTATATTATTTAAAGACTAATGGAAATGATGGTAAGTTATATTTTCCTTCTCCACACAGATTATTAGCAGGTAATTTTATAATATCAAGAATAATTGACTATTATCAGCATCTTCCATTAGAAGAGGGTGTTATAGCAATGTGGCCATCTGTACTTCTACATAATACAGAACCTAATGAGACTGACCACGAGAGACTAAGTGCAAGTTTCAATATTAAGTTTAGATCATGATTAAAATTTTAGAAAATCCAAAGACTGCAGATTACCTTGATTTTAAAAGATGGGTAAACAGCACTAGTTTTGAATGGAAGTTTAATCCAACATCAACACCAGACATGAGTGATCTGTCTAAGGTAGATTTACCTTTCTATTGCCATTCATTTATGAAAAGACCAGAGCAATATGGATATCCTGTAATAGATAATCCTCAAGAAACTCATGGTGTTGTTGAGTTATTAACTGAAATATTAAAACATAACCAAGTTCCTTTCAATAGTTTTATTAGAATAGCAGTAAATGCGGTTCATCCACAAAAAGATGTGACTGCTTCCATACCCCATATAGATCACACATTTGCACATGGGAATCTTATAATGTATTTGAATAATGCAGGTGGATCTACCTTTGTAAAAAATGAAATGTCATTAAAAGATGAGGTGCATTTACCTCAAGAAGATGATATAATATTGTTTACAGGAGAACATTACATGCAAACTCCAAGAGATAAAAGACGAGTAATTCTAGTCGCAACTATGATTTAATCGCATAAATAATAGTGTTCTAGGAGATATTTTATGGCAGATTTTTTTGATTCCGAAATAGTTCGGGATGAAATGGATTACATCAATGAAACTCAAGAAGAAATCTATGGTAGAATTTTTCAATTCCCAGATCTTCCTGTGCCAGAACAAATCGAACATCTAGATGAGTTAAACGATTTGCTTGAAAAACAACAAATTCTTTATACTCGTATGAAGTTGTCGGATGATCCTCGTGCTAAGGAAATGGCAGAAAATGTCAGAAAATCCGCTATAGTAATGGGATTTCCAAAAGATGTTGATTGCAACCTTTTATTTGCAAATATGCAAGTAACACTTGAAAAAGTGCGTAAAGGTTTGGAAGAAACACTTGACACATGAGCATGACGGCTCTATAATACAGTCACACAGACCAAATCTAATTTAATCCAATTAAATCCTATGTCTTTCGCATCACTTAAGAAACAATCTTCACTTGGCAGTCTTACTGCAAAGTTAGTTAAAGAAGTTGAGAAAACCAACTCAGTTAACAAAGGAGATGAGCGACTCTGGAAACCAGAGGTTGACAAGGCAGGTAATGGTTACGCAGTAATCAGATTCCTACCTGCACCTGACGGAGAAGACCTCCCTTGGGTAAAAATGTATTCCCATGCCTTTCAAGGACCTGGCGGGTGGTACATTGAAAATTCATTAACAACATTGAATCAAAAAGATCCTTGTTCAGAATTCAACACTAGTCTTTGGAATAGTGGTGTGGAGTCTGATAAGCAAATTGCTCGTAATCAAAAGCGTAAGTTAGCATTTTACTCTAACATCTATGTTGTAAAAGACCCTGCTAACCCTTCTAATGAAGGTAAAGTATTCTTGTACAAGTTTGGTAAAAAGATCTTTGATAAGATCATGGGTTCTATGCAACCTGAGTTTGAGGATGAAACACCTCTAAACCCATTTGATTTCTGGCAAGGAGCAGACTTTAAGGTTAAGATCAAGAAAGTTGCAGGATATTGGAACTACGACAGTTCTGAGTTTGCTGCAGCAGCACCATTATTAAATGATGATGATGCTCTTGAGCAATTATGGAAGAAAGAATATTCTCTTTCAGAAATAGTTGCTGCTGATCAATTCAAGACATATGACGAACTTAAAAAGCGTCTTGAGTCTGTATTGAGACTTAACCAATCACCTGCAACTTCACGCATTGTAGATGAAGAAGCAGAGTTGGAAGACTTAAGCGAAGGAAGAACTCCTGTAGCAAACACTCCAACTGAAGATGATGCACTATCTTACTTTCAGAAGTTAGCTGAAGAGTAAATATAAATAACAAGAGGGATTTACTCCCTCTTTTTTATTCTATCGACTTATCAAAATGGCAGGATACACAGGAAATCACTTTGTAGTGACATATACAGACAGTGCAAATGGTAATTTTACTGCAGATGTGTATGCGAAAGATGCTGATGATGCAAAAGCAAAAGTTTTAATACTTTATCCTTGGGCACTTAGTCTTTCAGCAACTGTAGGTGCAGCATAAAGATGTCACGCAACAAAGTTATTGCATACTCAGATGCCAGTGGCAACTGTAGAGTAGTAATCCCTACAATGGATTGCCCTCTATCGGATGATGCTGTAATAGCAAAAGATATACCTACATCTGACTATTCATTAATTGAACCATCTGCGTTACCATCTAATCAGTTTAGAGATGCTTGGAAATACGACCACAGTTTACAATCTGTTGGTGTAGATCTAACTGTAGCAAAAACTAAGACAACAGAAATTTTAGAAGCACAATATCTTGC